ATGGCGAGGGGACTGAACAAACTGACGGCGGTGCAGGTTTCCAAGATGAAGGTCCCTGGTCGCTATGCTGACGGCGGCGGATTATATCTACAGGTAGGCCCGACCGGCGGCAAGTCCTGGTTGTTCCGGTTCACTCGCCAGGGGAAGGCTCGTGAGATGGGGCTGGGGCCGCTGTCGGCCTTGTCGCTAGCCGAGGCCCGCGAGAGAGCAACTGAAGCTCGGAAGATGCTTCTGGCCGGTGCCGATCCACTGGAGGCCCGCGAAGCCGAGAAAGCCAGGGTCGCGGCTGAAGAGGCGCGGGGAATGACATTCTCCGAATGCGCCGCAGCCTATATCGCTGCGCACCGTGATAGCTGGCGCAATCCGAAGCATCGCCAGCAATGGGAAAATACCATCGCCACCTATGCCGAGCCGGTCTTTGGTGCCCTACCTGTGGCGGCGGTCGATCTGGCAATGATTATGAGGGTTCTTGAGCCGATCTGGCGCGAGAAGCCGGAAACCGCCTCCCGCCTGCGGGGGCGGATCGAGTCGGTTCTCGACTGGGCAGCCGTGCGCGGCTACCGACAGGGCGAGAACCCGGCCCGCTGGCGAGGCCACCTCGATAAACTCCTGCCGGCGAAAGGCAAGGTGCAGAAGGTCGAGCATCACGCCGCACTGCCTTACGTCGAGATCGCCGCCTTCATGGTGGATCTAAAGGGGAGGGATGGCATCANCCCTCGCGCCTTGGAGTTTGTGATTTTGACCGCCGCCCGGACGAGCGAGGCATTGCTGGCCACCTGGGATGAGATCGACCTTGCCGCCGCCGTCTGGACGATCCCAGGCGAGCGGATGAAGGCCGGGCGGGAGCATCGGGTGCCTCTGTCGCCCCAGGCCGTGGCGTTGCTTAACAAGATGATGGACGCCCGATGTGAGGGGGATTGGATCTTTCCCGGACGTCGTCCCAAACGCCCGCTCTCCCAGATGGCGATGTTGATGCAGTTGCGACGGATGGACCGCGCCGACCTCACCGCACACGGATTCCGCTCCAGCTTTCGCGATTGGGCGGCCGAACAGACCGCGTTCCCGCGCGAAGTGGCCGAAGCCGCTCTTGCCCATGTCGTCGGCGACAAGGTCGAGGCCGCCTATCGTCGCGGCGATCTGTTCGAAAAGCGGCGCAAACTCATGGATGCGTGGGCCAGCTATTGCGATCTGGTGGGTGACGTTCGAGGCGCTGTAATACCCATCAGAAAATAGTCGTTTCCGCCTTACCCCGTGAACTCCAGCCCGAGCAGTCCGAGCAGTAGCCGCATCGGTGCTGAGATATCGACCTCGGGGAGCGGTACGCCGAAAGCAACGGCGAACGGTCGCAACACGACGCCATAGATCACCGCGAACGCCATCGCGTACATCACGATGGCCCGAGGGGTGAAATAGTTCCGCGCCCGCTCTCCCTCGGCGGTTACGTCGATTTGCTTGATTGCCCGCTCGTGCTCCTGATCGGCGGCCTTATTGCGGTCGGGGATCAGACGGTCAGCCACGACCTTGCCGATGCCCAGCAGGTTATCGATGATCGGTATTGCCATGATTATTTCCCCTCCCTGATCAGACGGACGACACGGTGCGCCCGCTCGGGCGTGTCCTCGCGCGCCCACTTGCTGTTGAGCGCCTCGGCGGCGGCCGTGGCGTAATCTCCCCGCTCCAGCGCCGCCAGCATCCGCTTGAAACCGAGCAGACGAGCGAGCCCAAGCTGAAATGCCATGTTGGCCAGCGCCCGTTGCCTCGACTCGGCCAAGCGCCGCCACCAGGGGAGCGCGTGGTCCAGGCCAGTGAGCGCGGCGGCAACGTCGTTTTGAAGCCACGCCTCCGCCTGCTCCGGGGTACATGTGTCTCCCTCACAGACTCCGCTGGTGTGGCCGTAGCCGATAGTCAGGACGCCAGCAGTGCAGCGATACGCAACAAGGCGAAGGCCCTCATCTCGGCGCAGATCGGCGTAAAGCCGGGTCAGGTCGAGCATAGTTAGACCTCCCGGCCAGGGGTGGACCGCACCGCCCGATGCCAACGCCACGCCAGGAAGGCGAGGCCAAGGACAATCGACACGAACGACAGGACGACGTTGATGGTGGACAAGACCGGCACCCAAGCGGGCGCGGTCAGCGCGGCGACGATGGATGCATTATCAATTCGCTCAGGCATGGCGGTTCCTTTCAGGCATGAAAAAGCCCGCACGCGGCGGGCGGGGAAAAAGCGATCGGGGCGACTGGCGGGGTCAGCTGGCCAACTGCCCGCGCAGGGTGGCGATCAGGGTGTCCTGCATGTCGGGGGGGGGTAGATTTATCGGGCATCGTCGGCACCATTCAAGCCCCGGAAAATTAGTTGTTCGACGGGGATGGCTGCCGCCGCATCCTGCTCTTGTTGCTGCGCCTCAATGCTGGCGATCAAGATCGCAACTTCGGCGTAGGGCCGCGCAGCTAATACTTGCTTGATGTAGATCAGTGCCCTCTGCTCGATCTTTATTTTGTAAATCATCTTAGGCCATCGTCATCAATTTACGGACAGTTCCCGCGCTATCTTTTATAGTGATATACCCATTGCACGCGGTGTCGCTGGTGGCGCTGAAAACGCCGAAACGTACAACACCCGATCCCTTGGGGCTTAGTTTGAGATCAATGTCAGCTTCGGACCCATAAACCCCCACGGATGGAGCATCGCCGAGTGGAGACCCTGTAACAGTTAAGCGGTTGGCGGCCGACTGCGTATTACGTATCTCTAGCTGCAACCCACCTGCGGTGTTAAAGTATGTGCAGGTGTAAGAGTCAATTCGCAAGGCTCCGCTAGATGTGGCTAATCTCCCCTGGCCACCAAGTTCCCCACAAAAAGCGAATGTGTTATAAGCCCCTAGAGCGTTTTCTGTATTCTTTGCTATTCCATTAACAAGCCCGTAGCCGAAAACCTCAACTCCGTATCTGGAATTATTGTTAGTGGTTGAGCCTTTGCACTCAATCTCCCCCCCAGACCAGGAAAGAAAGCCGCTCCCAATGTTGGAGCTACACGTGGCGTTAGGCGTCCTGCACGTGGAATTAGACAGCGCGGCAATGCCTGCTTTGTAGTTGCCGCTCGCGGATGCGTTCTCCGCCACCAAAGTAGACCCAAATTCGGCCTGAAAACCAAATCCGTACCCATTAGCAACATCGCTTGCGTTGTTGGAGATGGCTCCATTGGCGACGATTGTTGACCCGCAAAATGCCCAGATGCCCACGTCCCCCGCATTTGTTACAACGGCGTTCGGGCAGTAAATATACGAAGCATCTCTCGCAGCTATGCCGTAGTAAAAATTATCAACCTCGATATTTGGCCCGCAAATAATGATTGAGTTCTGTATAGCCAAAATGCCGGTAGCATTATGGGCTAAATCCGCCTTTAACGTACTACGGATACGGAAGCCGTTAAGCCATCCAAGGGTGTGCCCGGCAGATGTTGATATTGCATCAAAAGATGCCATCCCGGCCACTTGCAGAACGCAGTTTGCCGGTGTCGCCTCATTACCGACAATGCGAAGCTTATCTCCTTGCGGGTGGTTAGCGTTGATACCAGATGATATTAAATAAGTACCGTCATCAACTTTGATTGTAACCGTCGCGCCTCTAGCGATCACACGTGTGGCAAGACTGTCTAGCGCGGACTGGATCGACGAGAATTGAGACGGGACAAAAAGGGTAGCGTTAGTGGTGATTGCGTCACTTAGCAGCGGGTAACGCCCATCAAGTGTCTGGAGAACGTCCAGCGCAGCGGCGCTATAGTCGGCTGCGGTGGAGGCCGCCGCCTCGGCCGCTGCCTGTGCCGCCGTAGACATGGCTGACGCTGCCTGAGCTAGGGACAGGTACGCCGCTGGGTCCAGACCGGACCCGACCGGGACCAGCACGGCGCGGTCGAGCTGCTCCTGGAGTTCCTGCGCAACGAGGGTAAGCCGGTCAAACGCCCCTTCGTGGACCTCGGCGTAAAACGCCCCAGGCCCCAGATCTACCGGCTGGGTGATCGCGGTATTTCGCCGGATCGTCAGCTTGTTGCCGCTGGTGAGTGCCGCGCCGTTCTTTGGGTAGATCACCGATCCCCCGCCCGTGCTGCCCGTGCCGGTGATCGTGTAGGCGCTGGGTGCCAGGGTCTCCTCTCCGCCATCGACATCGGTGACGATCACCTGGACATCGCTATCGGCCAAGATCGGGAACGCGAACGGCCAGACCGTGGTCGATCCGTTGGCGACATAGGTGGCGGTTGAAAGGGTGGTCGAGATCGTCATGGGCACCTCAAAAAGAAAGGCCGCCCGGTGAGGGGCGGCCTTGTGAGGGAAACGGGTGGTCTGGGGCGGGCTATCGGGCGGTGCCGTCCTGGCCGGTCAGGATGCCGGACACGACGTTGCCGAGATGGCGGGGGCGGGAATCGCCCTCGGCAACATCGACGGCGTAGGAGGCGGGCTTGCGGATCATGCCGGTGGGGATGCCCGTCGCGACCGAGACCGCGTTCATGGCATCGCTGACGGCGCGGCTTTTGTCGCCGTCGCCAGCAACCGCCTTGGCCGTGGTTACCGCCGCCCGACCGGCGCTTTCCATCAGTGTCACCGCCGGGGACGCGGCAAGGCGGTCGTCATAGGGCTTGTCGTTGAGGGCGTTGATCCCCAGCATCGCCACCGGTCCGGCCACCGGAATCATCGCCGCAAAGAACCGTAATTGCGGCAATAGGAACAAGCTGGCTAGATCGTCCAGCCATCCGTCGTCATCTTCATCGCCAAGTTCTCCGCGCCCGGCCTGCATGATCGCTTCGGCGACAACCGCCGGGATCAAGAAGGCGAAGACGTAGACGCCCGCCAACCGGCGGGACAGATTGCCCCCGGTCATGGTGCGGAGCGCGATCATCACCTCGGTGGCGATCATGTTCCCCTGGGCCATGAAGTAAGTCATGAACTGTGTGAACAGGCGCACCCAGGCATTCCCCGCTTCCACGGCGGCCACGCTCTCCGGGCTGAAGCTGCCTTGGGTCAGACGAACCGCGCTGTCGGCCTGCTGGACCGCCTCGGCCTCGGCGGTGCCATTTCCGATCTCCTTGTCGTAGGCGGCCCACCACACCACCCGATCGACAAAGTTTTGTGCGAGCTGCTGGGCGAAGTAGCCGTGACGCTGGGCGAATGACTGCCCCTTCCCGAGCAGGGTGTGGTCCTTCAGGATCTTCTCGATTTCCATCGACGCCTCATAGGCCGAGGAATCCATGCGCTCCCGCATCAGTGCCGACTTGGCCATGATCGCCGCCGTCGATGATTCAGGATTGCGCCAGACGGTGACCAGGGACCGTGCCAGCGCTCCGCCGCCGACCATCGTTGCCGCCGACGAGATGCCGGTGATCTGCTGTGCCGCATTGAGGAGATTGCCGCACATCGCTTGCAACCCGGCGGTGGTGCGGAAATAGCGGGCGAATTCCGCCGCCTTCCGCCCACCGGGCGTTAGGGCTGGGGTTTCGACCGTCTGCCGCACCGCGCGCTCCAGCATCGGCCACAACACACCATCGATCGCTGACGGGTCGTACCGACCCACCACCTCGCGGAAATCGCGCCGCTTCAGCAGTCGAGCCGTCTGCCGCACCGCCGGGCCGACGTGGGAAAACAGCAGAACCTTGTTGAGGTGAGCAGGCAGAAGCAGCAGATCGAGGGTCAGCGGCTCGGCGTAATTCTCAACCCGGTTCTCGGTGAAGCCCCGCGCTGCTGCCGGGAACATCGCCCCGCTTTGCTGGGCCGTCAAAGCCTCGACCGCCTCCTGCCCAGCGCCATCGACATTCAGGCTCTTCTCGGTCAGCGCCGGGACATAGCCGCCGCGATACTCGCCGAACGGGGTCTTGATCGGGCTGGCCTCGATCTCCTTGAAGCCGACCCCATACATCGCCTTGTGCGCCGCCTGCGCCGCCGGTTTCGTGCTTTCCAGCAAATCCCAGACGGATTGAACCATGTCCATGTCGGCCTTGGTCACCACACCATCGGCGAACATCCGCGACATGAAGGAGGCCCAGCCCGAGCGGTCGAAGCTGCCGTCCTTATTCAGGGTGGCCCACTTCCACCCAACGAGCAGCTTCTTCATATTGCTCTCGTTGCCGGTGTGCAGGATGGCGTGGATCAACTGGCCCTTGTTGGAGAAATAAAAACCATCCTTCAGTTCAGGCGCTTGAATCAGCTGGGGCTTCGCTAGGTCGTCACGAACGGGCGACAGGATCGCCAGCAGCTTTTCCTGGATCTCGCGGCGGGCGGTACGGTAGGCGTGGACCGCATCAAATACCGGCCTGATGACGTATTTCGTCATCACCCCGACCTTGCCCAGATCGGCCAAGCGCGCCCAGCTTTCCGCGATCCGCCATGATGCAACGATCCCCAGCAGGCCGTGCCGGTTCTTTTCCGTGTCGGTCGGCATGTGCGACAGGTCGCGGTCGCGTTGGAATGGCTCAAGCTGAGCGCGTGCCTCCTCGGTGATCCGCTCGAACTCGACCCGCTCGCCATCGACCAGGGCGGACCGGGCGTTGCGGCCCATCGTCAGCAGGGCTTGCACCCCGTCGCGCAAATCCCTGAACGCGGCCATGGTCATGTCGCGATAGTCGGGCGCGATCTCGACCCGCCGTCCGTCCGGCATGATCCGGGACTTGACTTGACCGGGGGTGGGGGCCTTGGTCAGGTTGGCGATGATCGCGGCGATATCCTCGGCGCCGGCCGGGTCGGTCTCCTCCAGCCGGTCCAGCCAGACCTTGGTGTCGAAATCGCTGTTGGCGCGGGCGAGGCCATAGCGGGCCAACACCTGCCGCGCCGCCCGAAAGAAGTCTTCGTCCATCGTCGCCGCCAGCTTGCCGTCCGGCTTGTTGAGCCGCCGGGCCTTGGCCTGGAATTTCTCGACCTCCGTGCGGGCCTCGCGCGCCAGCCGCTCCAGTTCCATATTCAGAAGCTGCTGCTGCTTGGCGTCGTGAGCCTCGACGTAATCGCGGGCGGCCAGCGCCAGGGTGGCGCGTTTCTCATGCCGTTTGGCTTGCGCCCGGTACATCGTCGCGTCGGTGGCCTGCGACACCTGCCGGGCCGCGATGAACTTCGCTGCCGCCTCCCGGATCGCCGTGTGGTCCATCCCGGCCAGGATGTTGCGCACCTGCCGCACCGCCGCCCGCTGCGCCGTGCGCTGGAGGGGAGCCGCCTTGGCCTCACCCGCCGCCATCGCCTCGGCCACCTGGGCCGCCGTCGTCCCCTCCGCCGGGACACCGGCATTGATGACCTGATCGGTCGAGGTCGCCGCCGCGTCGATCCGCGCCTGGTCGTCAGACCGGCTGCCCGCGCCCTGTTCGGCCTGCCGCCGCGCCGCCGCTTTGTCGATGGTGTCGCCCACCAGGCGCTTCAGGCATTTCGCCTGGAGCGCCACCGCCTCAATCGCCTTGCCGGTCGCTACGATGTCGGCCGCGTCCTCGGCGATCCGGCCGTCCGTCACCATGTCACCATGACGCTCGCGCATCCGGGCGTCGGTTTCGCGTTCGATCACTTCGGCCTGGGGGTTGGCCTTGGCGTCCATCAGAGCGAGGCGCAAAGCGTCGCCATGGGGGAGTCCAAACCAGCCCGCAACAATGTGATGATTGACCCCGCCCTTCGCCACCGTCACCCCGGTCGGTAGCAGCCGGACGATCTCCTCGCCATATTCGGCCACCAACGCCTTGCGGTCGAGCTTCAGCACCTGAGCCTCGCCGGTATCCGGGTCGATCAGCTTTGCCCCGTCCGGGCCGATCCCCTTCGACAGCGCGACCACCCGATAGGCTGGGCGGGTCCGCACATCCGCCTCGACCTCGGCGCGGACGCCCTCCCGTTCCGTTTTCCACCACGCCAGACGCTCGCGCGCCAACTCGCGCATCGCCCGGCCTTGCAACTCGGCTTTGGCCTCCAGCGCCGCCTGCTCCTGCGCCTGCTCGATCTCCCGTCGTTCCGCCAGGGCCAGCACCGCCAGCAACTCGGACGGCACCCGAAACACGCTGTCGCGCCGGGCCTGTTCGATCGCTTCATCGCTGGCCAGCAGTCGGTCCATCACGCCCCGGATCTCGGGGGTGAGCTTGACGGAGAGATTGCGGACCTTCTTATAGGTACGGATCAGCCAAGCCGAAAACCGCTGGAACACATCGCGCAACGCCACCGACGGAGCCTTGCCCTCCATCAGATACGCCTCGATCCCCCGCGCCCATTTCTCGTGCGCCTCGACAGGGATCGCCGCCTGAATGTCTCCGGGGCTGGCCGTCGCCACGTCGATCTCGACATTCATCCAGTCCATCACGGTCTGGAGGTCGCGGACGGTCCGGTCCCGCGCCTCGGGCCGCAATCTCTCATCGCCGAGATCGCGGACCATCTGGAACAGCCAGAGGTGGCCGCCCTCATGCAAAAACGTGCTGAGGTTGGCAGTTTCGAACAGGCGGATGGTGTCGTCGATCGGGTCGAAGCTGCCGCGCAGGCCGCCGCCGTTAGGCTGGAAAAGCGGATCTCCGCGTGAGATAATGGCTTGCAAGCCCGCTCCCAGATCGTCACGACTAAATGTAGGGGCGTTCTGCGTAGCCTTGGACTGAGCACCAACCTCGCCACGCGCATCGGGCTTGCCAATCTCCCATCCGGTCAGAAGCCATGTCTTCCGGTCTCCATTCAGATCGAGAGACAAGACCGCTTCGGTTCCGTCGAGTTCGAGGTGGACAGTCTTCTTTCCTTCAACCTGTTTCGTGATTTTCCCAAGGGCAACCGCGCGGATAACCTGTAGAACCACGGAAGCACCCCGCTTTCTCCCGATATGCTCAAGGCCGCGCTTGGAGTTCCCCCAAACAAACGACACGTCTGACGCTCCGCCAAGGGAGACGAGATCGGGCCGCAGATCCGAAACGGTTGCCTCATCTGCGCCCGCGACAATCTCTTGAAGGGCGGAAATGACACGTCCTGCTTCCTGCCCTAGTGCGTCGGCGCTCTGATCCCGCTCCATCAGCCGCAGCACATTTTCTTTGGTCGCGAGCTCCGGGATGATTCCTTCCGCTTCCAACGCCTTGCGCAGGTCGCGGACCGGGGCATCAAGTCGCGCCGCCCGGTCCCGGTAGGCCTGGGTCTGGAGCGGATCGCCCGCCCATTCCCGCGCCACCGCCTGCATCAGCGCGTCATGGTCGGCATAGCCGTTGCCGCTGTTGTCGGCCTTGACCTGGTTGTCGCGCAGCACCTCATGCTCGGACACCACCACCTGATCGGCCGAGCCGATGCCGGTTGGCCGGAACAGGCCGGGCGCTTCTTTCGGCGTGATCCCCATCGCCGCCAGTTCCTGAGCTAGCATCGACCCCGGCTTGACGCCCCCCAGGTGGCGGAAGATGTCGAGCACCGGCTGACGGGGTGGCTTGACCTCATTGCCCGAGCGGATGCGCTCAAGCACCAAGTCGATATCGTCAACCGGCAGACGCGGGGCCGGGCCGAGGATACGGGGCTTTTCCTCCAGCCACAGCGCATCCGGGTCCATGCCGCGATCCGCACCACGCTGGATCATCCGTTCGCGCCACAGCACCGCCTGTGCCTTGGCCTGAGACTCGGTGTAGTGCCCGGTCTTCATCAGGGCTTGGGTAACTTCGTCCTCGACGATCTGGCCGGGCTTTGCTCCCTCGTATTGAATCGAGAGGCTCTCTATCAGGTCGGTGGCGTCTTTTCTCCGCGCCGGATCGGCCAGGAATGCCTCCACCTCCTTCATTGTCATGTCGGTCGCGCCGCGCCGGGTGCTGCCGATCATCTGGGCAAGCGCCTCGGGGGTCAGCTTGGACGCGGCGGAAAGGTATTTGGCCGGATCGACCAGCACGTCCCCGCCAGCGGCCAGGGCCTCGGGCAATTGCGCCGTAACATCGAGGCCATCCAGCGTCGCATCGTCGATCACCCCGGACTGGTAAAGCGATTGCAGGCTTTCCGCCGGGATATGCAACTGCCCGTCGCCCGCGATCTGGCGCACCAGATCGGCGAACCGCTCGGGATCGCGGGTGGCAAGCTTGGACTCTTGCGTGGCAGCGACGGCATCGGTCAGAGCGGCGGCGGTCTTCTTAGCTTCGGCGACTTTCTGCCGTTCGGCCAACTTTTCAATTCCCTTCGCCCCGCCTTCGAACGCGCCCCCCATGAGGAACCCGGCGGCGGCGGCTTCGACCATCTGCGGGCCAAGGCCCTGCCAGTCCACCGCCTGATCGGCACCATGGGCCGCAGCGAATTCGCCGATCGCTTCCTGCGCCGCTTCGGTCGCGCCCTCGATCCCAGCACCTTTTAGCAAAGCGCCAGCGGCGGCGGCGATGCCTTCATGCGTGACTTTCTCGGCCGCTTCCTTGCCAAGCACCGTCACCAATCGTCTGCCGATCAGGCCCGGAACGATGCTGTCGAGCAGGCCGATTGCGATTCCGCCAACCGCAACCGAGACCGGTGCTTCCGCGTTCGGGTCTTTCTGTTTCAACTGTCCCTGGGTTTCACCGATTCCCATCACGACGGATGGAGCAAACCCGCCGATCAGGCCACCAGCCACGGCACCGGGCGGGCCACCGACGGCACCGCCAATTCCAGCGCCAGCCAGCGACCCGGCCAGGGCTGGTGACATCAGAGGTAGTTGCTCGAATAGGGTCTCCTTGCCCCATTGCGCCGCATCGCCGACACCGCCGATGTTGAGAAACTGTGACCGGGTACCGTGCGCCGCAGCTTCGGCCTCATTCGCCTGCCGCCCGCGCCGTGCCCATGTCGCCAAATCTTTCGATCCCGTCGCCTCGCCAGACCATTCCGCCGCGCCGTAGAGCATTGATTGCAGCAGATCGACGCCCCGACCGAACGAAGCGGCGGCAGTCATCGAGCCTTCCAGGCGGGTGAGGGCGGAAAAATCATCGCTCGACAGCTTCGCCATGTCGGGATCGGAGGTCAGAAATTCGGCCAGCTTCGGTGCCGATCCCAGCGCCTCACGCATCTTCTGGAGCTTCGCCATCCGCTCGCCTTCGCCCAGGTTGGCCGCGATGGCATCGGCTGGCGCGCCGATCTGACGGCCGATCTCCATTGCCTTGGCGTGGGCGTCCGGGTTGGTGTCGGCTGCGGCGATCAGGTTGGAGCCAAGGCGGGCGCTGCGGTCGCTCTCAACCGAGGCCATAAACGATCCGAAGCTGTTCGGGTCTTCGGTCTTTGCGTCAGGGCTTCCGTCCATGAAGGATGCGAAATCAGACATTCGTTGCTCCAAAAGAAAAGCCGCCCGGTGAGGGGCGGCTTGATCTGGCGTGAACCGTAATCTATAAATTACACATGATCGAAGTTCGCCAGGCCGCCGTGTTCCGCGATTGGCTCGATGGCCTTAAAGACCGCCGGGCGCAGGAGCGAATTGCTCAGCGCATCGTCCGTTTGCAGGCGGGTCTTTTCGGTGATGCCAAATTCTTCGACGGCATCGGCGAGCTTCGCGTTGATCATGGCCCCGGATACCGCGTGTACTTTGTCAGGCGCGGGACGGTACTGGTGATCCTGCTCTGTGGCGGCGACAAAAGCACCCAGGCCAGGGACATCGGGAAAGCCAAGGAAATGGCCGAAGACCTGGAGATTTGACCATGCCCATCCAGACCGAACCCTTCGACGCCGCCCGCTATCTTGAAAGCCCGGAGGCGCAGGCCGAACTCCTCAGCGATGCCTTCCAGAACGGCGATGCATCCTATATCGCGACCACTCTTGGCGTGATCGCCAGGGCGAGGGGGATGACGCTGGTGGCTCGCGAGGCGGGGGTGACGCGTGAAGCGCTTTACCGCACCCTCAGCGCCGAGGGCGATCCCAAGCTTTCGACGCTTCTTGGGGTGATGAAGGCCCTGAACATCTCGCTCCACGCCGAAATGCGGCAGTGATTGGGCGGCCATCACTTCTCTTCCCGAGGTTTGCGAAGATACATGCCGCCAATGGTGGTCTTGCCTGCCCACAGGTCGGAGGCATAGGCAGCGGCGTGACGCGCCCCAGCGACGACAGCATCGTCAAGCGGGTCAGCCCGACGGTCGTTATGGCCGGTCCGCTTATCCTTGACTTGATGCGAAGCCGCCGCCGGAACGACGGGGCCGGACAACGATGCGGGAGCCGGGGCCGCTGCCGCCTTGGAGACAACGGAGGGGGATGATGGGGCTGCGGCCGGGGCTGATTTGGTGGCCCCGCTCAAGATCGCATCCGCCGCCGCCCGATCCCCACGCTTCCATGCGGCGTAGAGGCTCTCAACCGTGGTGTTGTCGGCGGCCTTGCCTTTGGCGCTGATCCATCCCACCACCTGAATCCTGTCCTGAGGCGGAATTTCCGAGAACGGGACATAGGCGTTGGAGTCGGTCAGTACGCCCTTGTCCTCGAACACCCACCCTGTGCCGCGCAGCCGCCCCGGCATCAGCAAATCCTTGGCAATGGCCAACATGTCGTTATCGGCCGGGCGCTTCTTGTTCTCCTCACGGAATTGTTCCAGGCGCTGCGCCCCCAGGGCTGTGTAATTGTTCATACGGTCGGTGTCCCGTTCGATCCCTGCCGCCCCGAGGAGGTCGCGGGAAAGACTCAGGAAGCGCTTCAGGTTGGCGGTTTTCTCCGCCTCCCGAGCATCACCGCTCAGGATCGTTCCCTTCTTCCCGATCAACTCCTTGGTCGAGGCTGGGGAGAGGTTCCATTTCGTCGGGTCTTCCCGAACGAACCGATCAGGGTCAAGGGCTGCCATCGTCACAAGCCTGTCGTATTCAACCGGATCATCGACGCGTTTGTTCATGCTGGCGGCGTATTCCACCCACCCCTTTACACCCGTTGGACCGAGGCGCTCTTGGACTTTCGTCGGCAAAGCCAGAGGATCAAGTCTCTTCGTCAACACCCAATCAGAGGCGAAGTCCTCGGCTTCCCGCACCTGGGCGGTGCGAACCCTCTCCGCGTCCTGATCGGCACGGAGAAGGTGAGCACGGACCTCATCCCTCCGTTCGACCGGAACGTCTTTCAGCGCCTCGAATTGAGCCGACAGCCGCGACGAGCGGGGATCATTCACATGGCCCAGCACGTCGCGGACATAGCTCGACACGCTCTTGCCATTGCCGTCGGTGCGGTCTTTCTTCCAAGGGTTTGGGCTTCCCGGAGGTGCGATGTTGTCTTCTCCCGAGAAATAGCCAACCGCGATCCGGGCCGGGTCGCCGCCGGTCTTGGCGCTCAGGTCGGCGACGATCCGCTTGCCCACGGCCATATTGTCGGTTGGGTTGTCGATGCTCTCGCCGGGCTGGGCATAGCGGGCAAAGGTCGCGGGCATGATCTGCATGCCACCGCGCGCGCCGTCGATGCTGGTAGGTGACGTGGCGCGGCCGCCGCTCTCCTGAGCGTGGATCGCCGCGGTGATCGCATCGAGTCCGTTGGCCGGGGCGGTGATGGCGAGGATGCGGTCGGCGTCCTGATCCACGAGGAACTTCTTCGTCTTCTGGTCGATCATTCCCGACAGGGCCGGGATGCTTTCGCTCGATACATATTTTCGGTGTTCATCGAAAAATGTCTTTGCCCCCATGGGATCAGACGTGGCCCCTTGATTGACGACAGCGGTAACATAATCGGTATCGACCTTCTTAAGGCGCGTCTGAACAATCGGGCTGTCGTAAGGAATTCTCATTTCCGCAGCCCAATCAAGCACGACGTCTCGGGCTGCGTTCCATGAGGCTTGCCTTTTTGCCGGGTCTCCCCAATTCGTAGCGGCTTGCTCGATATTACTGTTTACGTTCGTAAGGACGATCTGCTCTCGCCATTTTTTTCGCTCGGTCGCCGCGTGGCGCGCGGCGGTGTCGAGATCGCCCGACAGGTCGCGGATCGACGCCTGATCGTAGAGCTTGCGGGCTGCGGCACCGAGGTTCGACCCCATCCGCACCCGATCTTCCTCCAGCGCACCGGGCAGGTGCTGATAGGCGGCATACGCGGCCTGCCCTTCAAGGCTGGTGAATGCATCCTGGTTTCTGTACAGGACGTTGCGCTTGCTGGTCTGGAAGGCGGTCAACGCCTCCAGCGCCGATGTCTTGGCGTCTTCCTCGGCCATTCGGACCGCATGGGCCGCCAACTGGTCGCCCATCGCCGCGAGCTTCTGCCCGCCCTCGACCAGGGAGGAACCGCCGGTGTCGAACGCTCCGGCGGGGACGCTGGCCGAAAGCTGCGGTGCACCGAGCGGGCGGGCCTCGACGGTGGGTTGGGTGTAGGTGGGAACGCGGGCCATGCTTATCGCCTCGTGATCGAGAGGCCGGAAACAGACTTGCCGCCCCAGCCGTTCAGGATTTGATTGTCGGTTAGACCGGACGAGACCTTGTTCGACCCGCTGAAGGTCGTGGTGCCGCTTCCAAACGCGCCGAGCGAATTCAATTTCGCCCCCGTCATCGCTACCGACCCAAGCCCACCGATCAGCGTCGATCCCGCGCCCCAGGCTGCATTGCTGGCGGCATTCTTCCCGGCAAGCGTCGACATCCCCGACTGAGTGCGGGAGCTATAAGCCTGGACCTTGTATTGATAGGCTTCGCGCTCGGCGTTCTGCCGGACGGTCAAGGCGTCCATCTCGCCCAGCATCGAACTATCGGACACCACATCGAGAGCCGATCCCGAATCGACCTGGACACCGCTTGATGCCAGGGCCGACCGCTGGGTTCCGATCGTCTGTGACGTCTTCAGCCGCTGCTGCTGCTCGGCAACCCGGCCACGCTCTTCGGCGTCCTGGGCGGCCCGGTCGGAAATCTTGGCGTTCTGCTCTCCGACGGCGGCCTGATAGTCGGCCATTTTCTTCTGCTGTTCGCCCTGCTGAATCTGTCCGTAGACGGACATTCCGGTGCCGATGGCACTCAAGGCCAGTGCGCCGATAGCAACTGCGGATGCTGTAATGCCCATCGCTATTCCTCCCCGATCTTGAGAGTCCACATGCGCCCGTCTGGCTGTGCCCCAATCCTGCGGAACAGCGCGTCCTGGCGAGAACCAACACCCCGCACGCCGGACCGCAGGGTCAGCCGGGAGACGCCTTTTTCCTTCAGGAGCCGGATCGATTCGCGATGCAGGGCAAGGCCGGTCCAACCGCGCCACTCTGGAAGGACAAAGAAGGGGGACTGGACCGCTTCCATTTCCAAGCGCGAAACAAGGCTGGGCGACAAGGTGAAGACCAGATAGCCGACCAGCTTCCCCCCGGCCCGCGCCGTGACGATCTGAAGCAAGCCGGTCTGCGCCATCCCCTCGATCAGGGGGATATTGAGGTCGATATCGTCGTCATCATCCCGCCGCACCTCTTCGTAATGACGTCGCCCCAGCGGCAGCCCGTCCGGCGCGAACGCGAACCAATCCTCTTCCTGGATCGTGACCGGCGACATCATCGCTGCGATATCGGCCGCGAAGGTGTTGACGCGGGGTAGAGCCACCTCGCAGGCCGCGATCCGGGCGGGCATGTCGATCTGGATGTTCTGATCGGCCAGCGCCTCCCACCATCCCCGATTCCAGGGCAATCCGAGGCAATGCTCGAACACTGAGCGGCAGGCATCCTCGTCGCGCAGATCCTCGAACGAAACCGTCAGGGTGCCGGGAAGCGCTGACACCGCGTCGAGGTGAACCGCCATCTGCTCCAGCAGACCGTCGGGATAGTGCAGGCCGACCGCCTCCATGCTGGTCCGCACGTCCTCAAGATCGCGGCGGCGGACGACGACGAAGCGGACCTCGGGGAACAGCTTGCGGATCACCGGTGCGGCAAATGCCATCGCGGTTTCCGACAGGCCGGTGTTGGGCGCGGACAACAGCTTGACCAGCCCCTCGATGTTCGACAGGCCGAGCAGCGAATCGTGGCAGCAGACCCACGGCCCATAAGACAGGAACACCGACAGCCATTTGGTCCGCGATCGCGGCAGGCCAAAGACGACGAACGGAGCGGTCAAGGCGCTCTCCTTTCAAAGCGGTGAAACGGCAATCCGTCCGGTCCCCACGGGGCCGCAGGATCGATCTCGAACCCAAGCCACCGCAGCCAGCGGATCGACAGCCGGTTGCGGGCGTCGACGTGATTGGTCAGCAGTCGGTAAGGGGCCTGCATCTGGTCGACCATTCCCCGGCAGCGCCGCAGGAATGGCACCTGATGGCGCTCCAGATCGTCGGAGGCCAGCAGCCAGGGCGAGCCGATCCGGCTCACCAGCGACAGCGGGACGACGCCCCAGAGGCAGACCAGCACACCGTCGGCCAGACCGGCCCATGCGTCGCCACAGGACAACCGCACGGACGTCTCCAGAGCCTGGATCGGCGTGACGCGGTGCGAGGCCCAGACCTCGGCCCGATCGGCAGCGCGCAGCCGGTCGGCCAGATCGGCCGCATCTTCCAGTGTGGCGGGCCGGATCGTGACGTCAGCCACCGATTTCGATATCCGGCATGATCGCCAGCACGGTCAGCGGCACCGGGGCGTCCTGACGGATCAGCACCCGACCGTTGCTGTTCCAGGCCGGTTGCAGGATCAATTCTTTGTCGCCGCTGTAGAGGCCGACCGGAGCCGAATAGGCAGTGATGTCGATCTTGGTGGCGGTCAGCTTGTCCGCCGGGCCTGCCTTGAATTCGCGCGACTGCCACAGGCGCAGCGTGACACGGGCAACCGTCTTCCGCCGGGCCTGCACTGTCCCGGTCTGGGTCATGCCGACATCGATGTCGAGCGTCTCCAGGTCGCACTGGTAGGGCAGGCCGACATGCACTTTCGAGTAGGGGCGGGGCAGGGTGACTTTTCCGCCGCTCACCACCTGGGGCGTCAGGGCGTCTCCGTCGGCCAGGATCGCGACCGTCTTTCCTTCAAGGTGATCGAGGCCCGATACCGTCGTCACTGGAGCGCCGGAATAGGTCAGGCCGCTATCGACGCAAAAGGCGTCCTCGATCGACTGCCAAGACCGCTCGTGCAGCCGCTCGACATAGCGCCGCGTCTGGCCGCCGATAGTCCGGCGCACCACCGCATACAGGATGTCCTCGGACCCTTCAGACACGACGCACACCGATTCAAACGCGCCGTCGGTGTCGTGGCGGTGCCAGCCCCAGACCTCATGCTCGCGCATATAGGTCAGGCCGAGGAGAACGCCGTCATCGCGGACCGCCCAGACGATACTGTGCGGCACCTGGGCATAGGCCCAATCGACGATCTGATGCCCCTCGAACAGGTGATTCGACAGCACGGAGAGATCGGAGCCGGTGAAGCCGTCCACCTCGAGCCGATAGGCCAGATCGCGAACGATGCTGCCCTTGTCCTGCACATAGAGGATCGTGTTACCGATCACGATCGGTCGCACCCGAGACGCACCGCAATATGATTGCGGCTTAACCTTGATTGACGACGGGGTGATCGGGTTGCCGCTTCCCCCGCCGGACACTCGCCATTCCGCGTCACTGGTCAGGGCGATCATATCGCCCAGCGGGATCAGGTGCCGCACCTCGTTGACCTGTCCGCCCTCGATCGTGAACGTCACCGCTTCGTCGTCGCGGGCCGGGCGGGAGACGTTGAGATTGGTGAAACTGCTGACCACGCTGCCCCAGACGGTCCGGGGGGCGGTGTCCGACGACGCCCAGTACAGGCGCTGTTCATAGAACTCGACGGTCGAGGGATAGGTGCCAGCGCCGGTAAATGGGTTGCGGCTGCCGGGAGGGGTCAGCGACACATCGGCGGTGACGTTCTTGTCGTTGAACGATGTGCTTTCGGTGACCCCGAGGAAGCCATAAATGCCGTTGTCGTTCTTGTAGACCTTGTACTGCGTGCAGCCGGTCACCGCAGTCCAGGAAATCGTGACCTTCCCGCCTGCTGGCCACCCGCTCGACGTCCAGCCATTGCAAGCCGCCACCGCCGACGGCAGACTTTCCTCGCCAGTTTCATCGTTGATCGCGGTGACCTTGTACGAGAGCGGCTCCGATCCGCTGCCGGACGGTGTCGCGGTCACGCTGGCCGGGGCTGATGTCGCGGGCGCAAAGGTGATCGTCGAGAGCGTCCACGCGGCATGGCCGGTCCTCGCCAGCTTGCGAGGCGCATAATTGTGGTGGGCCAGGAACATCGTGTCGGCACGACCGGAAAAGGATAGGCGCGGTAGATCGGCCTCGGTATAAGGCGTGGCGATCTCGAACGGCAGGCCGCCCGACATCACGGTTCCGCTGTCCTTGTGCACGCGCATGTAGCCGTCGCCGAACTGAAGCGGGTATTGCTGGCTGAGATTGAATCGGAACGGGATCAACCGAACTTTTTTGCTGCTGTCCTTGACCTCAGCGACGAACTGGAACCCGGGCCGGGTCGAAGCGCCGCCATGCGCGTGCAGAATGAAGTTCCGGCACGTCCGCAGACCGACCCCGTACTTGCTAAGATCGGTGCGGGCATAGAGGGAGGGAGCCAGCTCACCCCCGGTGAAACTGGGCTGATAGGCGCGGACAGGCATGGTCAGGGCCTCCAGGGATACCGGGTGTCGCCGCCGCCAATGCCGCGTGCAACGATCCAGTCTGCATCGGCGGGGGTGTCGGCCTGCCCTTCGTTGCCGTCGGCGCGCTGGGCCTGAGCGATGGCGTTGAGATACATCGTTTGCGCCATCTGCATGATGTTGCGGTCCCGCGTGATCGGCATGCAGATCGAGGCTGCCAAACGCCAGGAAAGCGCCTCGACAAACATCGGGTCGAACAGAGCGGCCTCGGTCACGCGGGCGGTATAGACCAGGGTGGCGGATGCCTGATCCGTCAGCAGAATGCGGGCTGTGCCGCCGCTATTGCTCTCGACAGAGAACGGGATGCGGGTGGTCCCGGTGGTGTTGACGATCTCGCGGGCCAGCAGGCAGTCGGTCGGCAAGGCATAGAGATACGACCACGGGGCTGGGACCGTTTCGGACAGGGCAGCCAGCACCGCCCGCTTTGTCGCGAAATTCCACGGGAAATCGCGCAGCACCGCATCGCGGGCGGTGTCGTAATGCAGATTGCAGGCGTTGGCTTCGGCCGACCCTTCAGTCAAGGCGGCGATGGCCCCCGCGCCCAGATGTGACAATGCCAAGTTGCAGATTTTCACGGGCGAGGAGGCCATCAGATCAGCCCTTCTTCTTGGTCTGGTCGGCGGCGGCCTTGTCGCTCTCGGTAGTCGCACTCGGATTCCATCCGATCGGGATTTGCCAGGAGGGCGCAAAATCCTCGGGTTGATCCAGATCGAAGGGCTGGTCCTTGGGGCGATGGACGCCGCTATAGAGGCCGTCGTCCTTGGGGCGCACGGTGTAAGCCATTGCGTTACCTCGGCAGATAGGAGGGGAGGATATCGAGCTTTCCAGCCGCCGCCGCGTCGGTGGTGGTGATCACCGCCTTCAGATCGGTCTTGACGTTGCTCGGCAAGGCGAAGCGGGCCAGTTCCACGCCCTTGGCGATGGACCCGGACCCGGAGGCGGCCGTCAGGCTGTAGATCGTCGCCAGATCGGCGAAGGCAGCCGCGCCGTCGCGGTGCTGGAGCTTGACGGTGAGTGCCTTGGTGTCGGCGATGGTGATCGCGGTATTGGCCCGCACGATCACCTCCAGCGCGCCCAGGATTCCGGAAACCTGGATCGGCCCCTCGTTGCCGTCGGCGCTGGTATTCTGGGGGAGAGTCTGAGCGTTGGCCAAAGACTCCCCGTAGACCTGCCCGATATGGGGCAGGCCATCGGCCTTCTTATACATGCTGGATTTCTCCCTTACGCCAGGGTGACGTTCGACTCGGTGGCGCGATAGAGGTTGTAGGAGGTGACGAACGGCACGCCGCCCCACGATTCCAAGGTGCGGTCGATGTTCCGGTCCGCCGGGCGCATCTGAACGCGGCCATCCTTGAACGATCGGCACAGGGCGTTGACCACGTCGCGGTGGGCCAGCAGCATTGTCCGGCCGGAATCGGTGGCGCGGACATCGGACAGCAAATCGTCGATCTGTGCGGCTGACGGCAGCTTGTTGTTGGCGATGTCGATATTGACGATCGCGCCGACATTGCGGTCTCCGGTGATCATGAATCCGAGATCGGTCTTCATCCGGACGCCGTATCCCAACTGTCCGGCCACGTTGATCTTGTAGAGAGAGCCGCCGTTGATCGCCTCGGTGTCGAACAGCACGCCATTGCCGAAGCCGTTGGGATTGTGTAGGCCGGTGCAGACGCCTTCCTCGAACCGCACCGCGATAATCGAATAATTGGCATTGGCCGACCCACCCGCCGAATAGGCGTTGCGGGGCGTGGTGGTAGCAAAACGATCCAGCACGTACTGACGCAGGTTGTTGACGACGATAGTGCGCTCGGTGGACTGGCCGGTGGCTTTCAGGACCGGGGCGGTTCGGTCAGCGAACCACTTTTCCTTGCCACCATACTGTCGGGCCTTGTCCTCGGTCACCTCGATCAGACCACCCATCTTGGCAAGGTCGAACTTGATCAGGGCGGTGGTGCTGGTGACGGATGGCAACGGCGCGTCCATAGCGACAAAGCCCATCGCATCGGCGCTGACCAGCTTTTCGGCGGCGTGCCACAGATCGTGCGTGGCGGCCTGAAACGGGATCAGGTCAAGGATCGGAGCTTCCTCGGTCAGATGGTCGATCTGCTTCGGCTGCTTCTTGGATTTATCGAGCGCAATCGCCCGCAGGGTATCGAGTGGCATGTGGCTGTTTCCTTAGCTTTTGAACACGTCTCGGTAGAACTGCTCGGTCGATATGGCCTCGCCAGCCCCGGCGCGAGCCGACGCGCCGACCGGTCCCGGCTCAACGACGGTCAGGCCCGCACGATAAAAGGCCCGCACCATCTCCGGGTGGTTGCCCAGGCCGGTCTGTTCGAGCAGGGTCCGCAGTTCCGGGGTGCCGAATTGCGCCAGCCCCCTGTCGGCGATCGCGAGGCTCTTCGCGAGATTAGTCCCGCCGTATTCCTTATCGGTCTTGGCGACATTGATCCATTCGGCGGCCATTGCCTCGCGGGCGGCGTTTTCGGTCTTGATCTGCTCGGCGCGGAAGGTGACCAGCTGCTGAGCCGCTTCCTTTGAAAGGCCGATCTTGGCTGCCAGAGCCTTGAAGGCGTCGGCCTGGGCTTGAGCTACCGGCAGACCGGCGGTATCGAAATCGCCATAGCTCTCGGGGGTGATCGCCGGGACTTCGGTGCCGCCTTCGGTCTTGCCGTCTTTCGCCGGATCGCCCTCGGTCGGGGGCGGCGTCGGATCAGCCGGTTTGTCGCCACCGGACGCCGGAGCAGCAGCGGCAGGCGCGAGATCGGCAGGGGTGGCGGGAACAGCCGGTGCAGCCGCAGCGGACGGGGTGGCAGGCTGGCCGCCCGAACCGCCATCCTCGGCGGCGCGGAGCGGGCGGGGAAATCGAGCAAACATGCGCGTCTCCTTAGATCACGTAATCGGTGGGGGAGGGGGCAGGGTGCCGACGTTCGGCCAGCAGGAACCCGAACAGCGGCCAAAGCTGATTGAAGGCGTTGTCGAACGCGATCTTCTCGCTGATCTCATGGCGATAATTGGTCGGATCGACACAGGCGCTCTCGCCCCGCACCGAATAGCCATTATCCAGGGTGATTGAGCAGATCGTAACCGTAGTTCCGGGCAGCACCAGGAAATCGGTCTTGGCAATTCGGCTCTCAATGTGTTCCTTCGTCACCTTCTCGCCCGGCGTGGCAGCAATGGCGGCGTCGAGACCTTCAGCGTTCAGCATCTTTCCTCCAGAATCAGAAAGGCCGCCCAATTGGACGGCCCTGGTTGACGATCAAACGGCGCTGTTCTGCGCTACCTCTCCCTGCTGGCATGCATCGCCAGCAATGCCCCGGCGGCCAGCGGATCGGCCTGCATCAGTTCGTGCACCAACCACAGACCAACCCAGCGGATGCCCTGCTGATGAGCCGCAACTCCGGCATCGGTGGGGACGGACCCCGCCCAAAGCGGCCCGGTCTGATCGAACAGCCGAAGCAGCACCCGGTTGCCCTCGGGCAATTCCATCAGCGTCCGCAGGTCGGCCAGATCGCGGGACCGGACTGCCTCGGCGGTTTCCAGGCCCTCGGCCACGGCGGCGGGATCACCGGCATTGAAGGGGGTGCTCATCCCACCGCCGCCCCCAGCATGGCGGTCAGCGCGTTCTGCCCGCCGGTGTCGGTCTCGCTCAGAACCTTAGCCGCCTGCGCCCCGGTCTGAGCGGTAGCGGCGGCATTCTGCATCGCCTGCATCTGCTGCATCTTCGCCTGCATCGCGGCGCGGCCCTTACGGATGTCGGTGACCTTGTCGTCCGACACCACCATCTTGACCGGAGCGCCGATGGCTTCGCGGTATTCGTCGACCGTCTGGTCGAAATCAACCTTGTCCAGCACCTCGGGCTTCACTGCGGCGAGGCTTCCAACAAATGACATCAGGCGCTCAATGCTTCCGACCGCGACCGACTTTTGCGCCTCAGCCAGGATCGAGATGTACTCGACTCGCGGCATGCTGGTCAGGGCATCAGGTGGTTTAGGAAGTAGGCCGCGCCCCTCCAGCGCCCAGAACGGGGCCGACTTCCTGACCATGATCCCGAACACGCGGTCGATCAGCGGGTCGAGCAGTTCGTGGTGCAGGCGCTCCAGCACAGGCCCCAACATCAGCAGCTTTTCCTGCCGACGCGCATCGATCTCGGTGGCGGTGACGTTCGAGCGCTCGATGTCGGTCACGATCATCCAGACGTCGGCATAGAACGCCTGCTGAATGCGCCTCCGGACAAAGTCCATCGCGTTCTGCATCTCGACCGTGCGCGGCTGCACCTCGTACATCGACCGGATGCCGCCGTTGTCGCCCTGGCCGGTGTTGTCGACGAAGTTCACTCCGCCGGGCAGGGCATTGATCGGAGCGCCGCGCAGGGTGGTCGGGGCAGTCAGCGGCGGGTTGACCATCTTGTCGATGGCCTGAGCCAGCCGCTTCTCCATCACTTGAAGCTGCATCACATCGCCCAGGGCATCCATCGCCGGGGCGCGGCCATAGATGTCGGACCCGGCCAGATGCCAGCGCGGGCACATCGCCGGAAATTCGTCGTAACCGCCCTCGCGGAGGAAGGCATCAACCCGTCCGCCCTTCTCAAACCAGACCTCGACGAACGGCTTTCCTCCCGCCTTCCGGCTCGGCTCGATGGCATGAACGACCTCGACCCATTCGTCGACACGGCCCTTCCGGTACTGNTCGCGGACAGACTGGCTTACCACGCTTTCGCCGAACTCCTCGACCAACTGGCCGACAGTCATGCTGTATTCGCGGTAGAGGGTGTCGACCTGACCGGCGCTGTTCTGCGCCACCCAATACTCGCCCGCCGTCAGGGTCTGGCAGGTGATGATCGGTCCTTCCGGGGCCATGTTCTCGTAGACCAGCATCGCTGCCGTGCCGAACGCGGCCAATTCCTCATAGACCGAGTAGAGCGCGTTGTAGAGGCTCGATCGGTTGAACACCTCGCGCATCAACCGCTCGACATCGGACAGCCACGTCTTAACCTCGGCGTCCTCGGCCAGCGCCGGATCAGGAGCGCCAAGGCGGAACCAAGGCCGGGCCGGAGACGTAACGCCGGACATCAGACCTGACGCCAGGGTGCGATGCGCGATGGTGCCGGTGTTGTCGATGATGTCGCCGTTGCGCCGGTCGCCCTTATTGCGATCGGTGGTCAGGAAGCGGCCCCGACGCGGCAACAGGTGGGTGGAAATATCCTGCCAGTGGCTGACAAACGATGACCGCTCTGCCTTCAGTGCGTCGAGGCGGCGCAGATAGCGGGCGCGGCGGTCGGTGTCGGCCATATATCAGTTCCCCAACAGGGTTTTCTTGAGCGTATCAGGCTGACCGAGCAGACCCTGGCCACCGGTCAGCAGCGTCCCGCCCATCGTCGACCCGGCGGCGGCGAGTTGTTTGCGCGTGGTGTCGCTGGCCTGCTGCACCTGAGTTGAGGCCAGCTTGACCGGCTCCTTCGGCGGCTCCGGCGTCGGAATCGATGGCGCTGCCCCCCCACCTCTGCACATGGTCAAATCTCCTTCAGCTTTGTGCGAAAGTCGTTCGCGGGTCGTATTCGGATCGGGCGAAGATCGGTTCGCCGCGCCCCACCTTCATAGTGCGCCGGTTGGCATAGACCACCGCGTCACCCCGGTCGGGGCTGCGGCCGATCCGTTTAATCAGGTCATCCTTGCCTTCGATCAGGATGCCGCCGCTGGTCAGCGTCCAGCGCGGCGCGGCGAGATCGGCCAGCAACTCGCGATCAGGCGGCAGGGCAATGCCATCGCCGTGGACAGGGTCGAGGGCCTCGCGCATCACCCACCACAACTCGGCCCTGAGATTATAAAATCCCAGACGCCCCGACTTGTCGCGGGCATGGGATTTCGCGGCACCATTCAGGCCGACCACCTGGACCCCGGCGCCCGTCAGATGGTCGTATACCGAAGAGCCGACCCCGATCACGTCAAGCTGGATCGGCGCGCCATCCTTAGCCGCCCCTACCGCCAGACCGGCAACCAGCGGCCCGTTCGGAGTCGCAGATCCTGGATAAGCCTGCAACTCGGCGAACCACGCCCCGTGGCGCGGAGAAAGGATCGTCTTGTCCTGTCCGCCCCGGGCGATGTCGAGGCCGAGCGCATCCATCGGCTTGCCCTGGCCGCCATCCGGACGCCACCGCGCTTGAGCCGCCTTGATCCAGTCGGTCGGGACCACCTGGAAGGCGTTGTCCTGCTGCATGGCGGCGAAATCGCCATGGCGGAAGGCGCTTCTCAGGGGTTCGGGCAGCATGTCCAGCGTGGCCTCGTAATCGCTTCCAGCCAGGAAGGCGTTGTCCTCGACCCGGGCGGGAACGAAGGTCCGGCTTTTCGGTCGCAGAACCTTGCCCTCGTGCTCGACCGGCCCCGGTCCCGGAACCTCGACGTCGCGCCTGTCGATCGAGACGAACCACCGCAGTTCTCCCGGCTTGGCCGGGTTCGGGTGGTTCCGATCCAGCCAGGGGCCGAAATAGTCGATGATCCAAAAACCCTCGGTGTCCGTCGGCGGGTTGAACGCCAGGATCACCCGGCAGCGCTGGCCCGGAACCGTGGTGCGGTTCCAGGTCATCAGCATCCGAACCTGGAGTTCCAGGAAGTTCGCCGCCTCATCGAAGCCGACCAGATCGAACGGGCGTCCCTGGAATTTCTTCCAGTCGCCCGGCCTGGGCACCGCTCCAAATCGCACCGTCCGCGCTACCGACCTGATCTTCCGACCGCCGGGGGCCGCCGCCAATCGACCCCGCAGCGTCCATGTCCGGCGCTGGCGGGTGAACCGTCCGGCATCGCCGACAATCTCGCCCGACCGATCTTCCAGCCCCTCAAGCTGCGGCCCTTCCCGGCGGTAGATCACCGCCCTGCGGTGCATTGTGAGTGCCGCGCCCAGCAACAGGTCCGTCTTGCCGCCACCGGCAGCACCGCCATACCCCAGAACGTCAGCCGGGCTTAACAGGGCCTCGATCTGCGGCAGGCTGGCCGGTGTCCACAGCGGATGTGCCAGGAGGGTCGCCATCTCCCGGCGCTGCTCCGGCGTCGAGGATCGCAACCAATCGCGCAGTCCGCTCATCCTCGGTTACTGCCTCCACGTCGTCGTCATCGCCTGCCACCTGATCGCCCGGCAGAGCCACGCCATCGGCGGCGGCCTGGGCGATCATCACCCGGGTACGAGCCAGCGCCCCGGCTGTCCGGGCGTTGCGGTTGAAAGCGGCGTCGAGCGATCCGCCGCTGGTCTTGCCCTCATCATCGCCATCATCGGGGCTGGCCTCCGGAACCGGCGCGGCTTGGTGCGCCCGGAAGGCCCGTAACTCGGCTGTGCCCTGAAGGATCGCCAGCCGCTCGGCCTGGGGCAGGGCGAGGAACTCCCGATCATCCTCGGTCAGGAGCCGCGACCAGACCCCGTGTCGCACTGCCCGTTGGTTCCCTTCCATTGCGGCTGTGTCTTTCGGACCAGTGCTTTTTCCGCCATGCATCCGACACCTCCCGTTTCGCATGGCGGGTTGACGGCACGGTTCGCCGCTGCGGGTCTTTGCGCCGCAGAGTGGATGATCTGGAGGGACTGGCACATCACCGGGCCGGAAAAAGAAAACGCCCGGCAGGTTTCCCTCCGGGCGCTCGTATGGCACTCCGAAAAGTCAAACATTCAGTCGGGGATTTGTCAAGGGATATGGATTGCTACATCGCCAAAGGTTCTGTTTGGACTGATGAGACGCCCATTCAACAGATCAATATCAAGGGTACAGAAATCGTCGGGCTGTATTTCCACACGGTCGCCATCGGGGCGGCACGCTGTGATGATGTAACGTCCAGACATAAGTTCGCGCCTGACATTGTCAGGGAGATAGGTTCCGATCAGAAAAATAGCCCGAAACCGCATCATTTCTGCACGACGGGTTAGGCCTCCCCCCATCCTATGCCTCGCGTCTTCGTCACTCATTGAATATGGGAGGCGAAGAATCGATAGCAATTCCGCCCGAACGTACTTCCGGTTTTTTGACAATTCCTCGGCTGTGATATTGCGCCAACACAAATAGGCTGCACAGCGAAGCGGGGACATCTTCTGGGAAAAATCCCAAAGGCTGAACGCAGTCATTTCCACGGCTCCGAATCAGCCCCGATCCCGTCCACTCTCCACCGGGTCAGCGATCGCTCATCCAGCACCAAGGCCAGGACTTCCAGCGCCAGATACCAGCGCCGATACTCGGCCCGGCACATCGCGACGTAGGCCGGGCTCGGATGCAGTTCGACCGGGCACGCACGCACCTCGACGGTCTGCGGCCGCTTGTGTCGGTGTTGCACCTCGTCATGGCGGATCACCACGCCCTGGTCATGCCGGTAGACCCCGCTCGGGACGAAATACGGCTCAGACCCCCAGGTCGGCGACGTACCGCGCCGGGCGTGCTCGACCACCAGCCACCGGCTCGGCCCGTCGTCCAGCATCTCGACCGCGCCGACCACCGCGATTGCGTCGGGGTGGACATCGGGGGATTGCTGCCAGCCGGTCGAGCGGATGATGCACCCGAGCTGGCCGTTCATCGCGATCGTCGCCGCGTTCGATCCGCCCCTGCTGAACGCCCCGCCGTTGTCGCCATCAGCCCCGGCTTCCAGGCCGTGCAGTCCTCGGCCGATCATCGCGTCCGCGCACTGTCGCCGGTATGCCCAGTCGAGCAGGCCGACCAGCGTGGTCGATTCGCGGGCCAGCACATGGGGTTTGTTTTGCAGGATCGTCATGCGGTCCCTCCGATGCTCTCAGCTACAATCGACGCAGCGCTCTCTCCCGCAGCCAGACGAGACCGGACCCGCGCCAGCGCGTCCTGATCCTCAGGACTGAGGTTTGAGCGCCACCGTGCAATCCTTGCTTGTCTCGCGTCCTCATCAGCCCGCCCCTTGGCATCAAGGCGCGCTCGCAGTTGGGCCTGCTGGAGCCGGTGACGCCAATCGCTGAGACGGGTCATCTCCTCGCCGATCCAGCGCACCACATCCGCGATCTTGGGCGGATCGGGCCAGCGGTGGGTGCGGGCGACCTGATCGAATGCGGCGGCCAACACGTCAGCCGGGTAGGGCGACAGCAGCCGCCGCCACTCGGCCAAGGTGGTCGGGTGAGGTTGGGGCACTCCAGCGTCCCACATCCGTTGCATCAGACCGGCGAGGACATGCGGCTCGACCGGAGCAAGGCGGGCCTCAACGTGGGCAAGCGCTGCCGGAAGCAGTTCGGCGATACCGTCAGGGAGCGCCTCCGAAATCCCCTCCCACGAGGTCAGGGAACGCCTCAAGCGTGCGGCGTCGACTTTCGTCAGGGTCATAGCCTGGGCGGCGCGAGGGACGATGGCTGTGTTGGTCGGTGCCATGGGGGATTACCTCCGGTTCAGGCAACGGCCTCAGCCGCGCCGCTTTTGCGTCGGAAATTGCTTTGTCGAAAAAGTTCAGCGATGAGGGCAGCCAAGCCGGGTTCGATCTGGACCGTCTGGCGCTTTCCAGCACCCGGCGAATGGTCGGCAGGATGTCGTGATCCAGATCGGCCCCGATCTCGATCCAGGTCAAAACCCTCCCGCCGTCGATCCGGCAGTTGGGATCGTCCCAAGCCCCGATCGCTTCGAGGGCTTCCCGAGACGGATCGCGCGTCGTGCGCGCTAACAACACGTCAGACTCTTCTGTCCTGTCCTGTCCAACGCGCGCGTGTATCGGCGTTTCCGCTGGAATTCCGGCGGAAGGTTCTTGTTTAAACAGATCGTTTCCGCTGGAATTGTCGGTGCTTTCCGCTGGAATTCCAGCGGAACTCCCCTTCCTTTTTCGCTCCCGATCCTTCGCCCGACGCTCGTTAAATCCCCTCTTTTCCTCCCATGCCTCGGCCACTTTCCGGCAGAGATAGGTGTGATAGAGGCGGCCATCTGAGCAAAGGATGAAGCCGTGGAGGGCTGTGGACCTGATCTTTTTCCAGGTCTTGATATCCCGCCCCAGCCCGGACAGATGGCACAGGGTGGCGTCGTCGTCCGGGAGCGACCCGGCGGGGATTTGATGCCACGCCCGCAGCCACAGAGTGACTGCCGCTCTCCACGCGGTATCATCCGGGGTGGCGTTGAAATCGCTGTTCAGGAGGGCGGCGGCATCCATCGGCATCCAGCGGTAATCCCGTAGATCGCAATCGGCTGGCACCGGCGGTTCAGGCAGGTCTGTCACTTCTTCCCCCTTCGCTTTTTCGGTGCCGCATAGATCTGTGCTGGCATTTCGATTTCCCTGGTGACGACAGCCCCCTTGAAGCGCCCGTCGAGCCATTCCGCAGCCCGGTCCCGGCATGCCTGGGCAACTCGCAGCCGCTCGTCATCGGTCTCGCCCTCATGGCAATCGCGGGTCTCGTGATATTCGGTGAGGCCGATTGAGATGGAGGCTTCGTGCGCGAGGTCGTGTCACTTCCACCCCCCGGCCCGGTATCCCGGACGCTTTGCCGCCTGGATCGGATCAAGCGCCGTCGGTTCTTGCGCTTCGGGCGTGTTTGCTTTCGGCGCTGGCGGCAGTTTCCGATCCAGCGGTGCCTGCGATGCCTCGGCGTACCGAAGCATCGAGGCCGGGATGCGCGGCTTGGACGGGGGCTTCATGGTGCCCTCGCGATTTCCCGCACCGTAACGACGGTGACGGGATTCACCCCGTACCGCTTATCAGCCGTCAGCCGCACAATCTGCTTATCGTCCGAATAGACGATGTTGTTGAGGCCATCCCAGATCAGCTTTGCAATGTTGTCGAGATCGGGCTTTGTCGTCGGCCTTTCCTCCCCAGACAAAGCCGCCGCCTGCCGTTTTTTCGGCCAAGACTTCGGGATCGGAAGGACGGCGCTCAAAACCATTTCCACCGGACCCGAAAACGGATCGCGCGAACCCATCGCATCCATAGCCAGAGACGCCACGACACCCTCGCGGGTCTTGGTCGGCTTCGGAGTGAACGCGATAGCTTGGCCTGATCTTGTTTTCCCAATGCGCGGCCGACCTTTCCCCATCGCCGCCCCAGGGATCGTGATCGTAACGGAGTCCATCCCCGTTACTCCGCCGCCAGATCGGACCGGTCAAATACCGGACCATCGTCCGGCTCGACACCAGCGCCATCGAAATCAAGCTCCGGCTGATTGCTGGATGGAGCATCCGGCTCGGGCTGGCTCCCCTCGAAGCAATCGCCCGCGTCAGCCACGACGATCAGGACATCAAGGCCCTGGGCGTCGAACAGAGCGTGGCGGTGTTCGCTGTCCTTGCGCATGGTCAAGGTGGCCTCGATCGCCTTGTCCTTGTTGGCGACGGTCTTGACCTCGGCCAGAATGACCTGACGGCCGCCCGCGGCGATCAGGCGGACAATGCCGCGCACCAGAGCACCGCTCCGAATCGTCAGGTTGTCGATCAGGCATTGCTGTTCGACCCGGCTCATCTGCTGCCAGGGCTTAGGCGTGTTCTTGAGGATGTCGAGCATATGCCCGGTGACATCCGCAGCCAGGGTGTTCATGTCGCCCAGGATCACCCGGACGTCTTCGGCATCCAGGCCAGCGTCGAGTAATCCGGCGTCGGCGGCAGTCAAGATCGCCTCAGTCGCACCGGCGCCTTCGATTCGATCGGCAAGATCAGTGAGGTTGTCGTTCATGGCGCTATCCTTTTGGTTCGATTTCATGGCGGCCCGTGCTTCGCGGCGGGACCGTCGGATTTGAAGCTGCTCGGAGCGCGGCAGCTTCCAGAGCGGGACGGGTTTCATGGCAGCTTCAGATCAGTGCGAGTTGATTCGGCCCCGCCAACCGCTCGACCACGCGGGCGGCGGTATCAACGGAGCGGCGAAGGTCGGCAACATCGCTGGCGGTGATCGTGTCGAGAGGCAGGCCCATTTCGCGCGCCAGCAAATCCGCGAAAGGCGGGCATGATTTGGCGATCCGCCGTGCCTCGGTCAGGCGGGGCAGGGCCTCCATGGCGATCCAGCCCTGGAGTGTCCGGGGATCGACGTCGATCTTCTTGGCAAGGCCGCGAATTCCTCCGACCGTTTCGCGAGCCATACCGGCCAAGCACTGGGATATAGCGACCGCGAACTGCAAATCATCGGCTGTGAACACCGTGGTTTTGCGCGCCCTCCCTTTGCATTGTTCACCCTGGAACAGCACCGATGTCCCAGAGAGGAGGCGAGAAATCGAAGAGGATTGGTTGAGCGCACTACGCATCGGACGTCTCCACCGTCTCGGTCTGCGACAGCATGACCGCCACATGGCGGTTCAGCGCGTCGCCGGCATAGGTTGGGGCGAGGGCCATGCTCACCGGCCCCTCGTGCGTCCACAGTGCAGTTCGGCATCCGCCGCGCCGATCCCAGACGATCAGCGCGTAACCGGCGATGTCGTCCTCATGCAGATCACAGCAGGCGTTAACCTGGGTGTTCAGGTCAGACCGGCAGGAGGCGGCATAGGCCGATCTGGGATCGACGGTGCGGAGGGTCATGCTGCACCCCCGCAAAGACTGGCCGGACTGGGTGTCGAGTCCAGTCCGGCCTTCCCTACGATGGCTTTGTCACAACCCATCGTGGAGATATTCGGATGTCCGAAACTGACAAGCTTGTCGCCGCCCAACTTGCTGCGGGCCTTCTCGCGAGAAGGCAAAAGACAGCCACTGAAAGGTATGATGTTTTGGCGGACACCGCTGAAGCCGTTGGTCTCTACAAGACCATACTTGCTTCCCTTGAGAAGAATCCGCCGAATAAATTGTAGCATCGCTTTAGACCTCGGCTTTGTCCTGGGAGACACCACCCTCGGTGCCTTCCGGGACTTTTCCGGTCAGCAGGTATTCGACCTGGGCGTTGACGATCCTGGCGGCATGGTCGAGCGGTTCGTTGAGGTGGAGCCCAAACAGAGTGATCCTCATCTGCCGCCGGGTTTCCTCGTCCGTCACCGCCTCCTTGCCCAGGGTAAAATCGACCATCTTGCGGGCGATCTCGATCGCCTCATCAAGGTCCCTCACCCCGACCGAAAATGCCTTGTACAGGCTGCGCTCGCGGAGATTCGCCAGAGGGGAGTCGGGGAGGGTGGTTTCGGTGGTCATGCTGCTTGCTCCGTCAAAGAAATGAGTTCCGCCCCGGGAAAGACTCCCGGGGCGGCTCTCGCTATGCTGGTGGGGTTCAGGAACACCAGCAGGAGAATGAAGATGGCGAAGAAGAGATTGACGGGGATGCCGATGGGTGCAGTCGATCTGGATCGTGACGAAGTCCAGTTCACCCTGCGCCTTGGAGCCAACGGCGAGATTGATCTTGTGGCCAAAGCTGGCGTGGTCGAGCAGGTCATTTCCGGCCTCGCGCGGATGTGCGCTGAACTAAGGGCGCGGTCACTCTCTGGCGGAAAAGCCCGCGTGGTTCCGGCAGAAGGCCTTTCATCGGCTCACATTCAGCGCGACCGCCTTCAAGATGTTGTGCTGGTCCAGTTCGTGACGGATCGCGGAGTTCCACACACTTTTGCGATTCCTCTCGATGACGCAGCAGATATTGCGGCTCGGTTGAAAACCGAAAGTGAACGAGATGTTCCCGCCGGGAGCGCGTAGCCATCACGCGGCCTCCGATGAGGTGGTGGGGGTGGGGGATTCTTCTGGCGGATACCAGTCCGGGGGGATGACTGCTTCCAGTTTTCGCAAGGTATCGGCGGTTGGAGACCAGTCGGTGCGGTCCATGTCTCGCAGGGCGTTGCGGTGAAGACCGGCCAGAGACGCAAGCCTTGCTTTCGACATCCCTGGCGAATGGGCGAACGCGCGGCAGCGAGCGATTGAGGCTTCTATGATCATGAGGATAACGATACCACAGAATTCTGTGCATTCAAGGGGCATCACAGATTTCTGTGCTCATTCTTCGGCGCAAGGATCGGGCACACTCCAGAACATGTCAAAGCGGCCACCAAAAATTGAACCAAACGCCTCAGATTTGGCGAAGAAAATTCACGCCTTCATGCTGTCCGAGGGGCTAACCATGCGCGGGTGGGGGACGAGGGCAGGAGTCTCCCCGAACCTGCTATCTGAACTCTTTTCGGGCAGGACACGAAGTATCACCCATATCCGCCTTATAAAACTCGCCAGAGCAGTAGATAAAACACCGGCAGATATAGTAGGCGGAGATGTCTTATTGTCTGGTCTTGAGGATGATACGGTCCCAGTCAGCAGCGTCTTCAAGGCGGTGGCGAGCTGGGCCGCATCATACGGTATCAGCGACCCTGCCGGAGCGGCATCAGCTGTTGTTGGGGCTCTTCTTGATCAGAGCGAAGGAAAAGATAATAGTCTCGAACAAGAGCATCCCTCTCAGCCCCTCTGACATCTGGCATTCTTAGGCACATCTCTAGTAGGCGCCTGCGTTTTTCAGGCAATGGGCCACCAAGCTCTTCGGCCCACCGGGTGTATCTCTTGTTTTCCTGACTTTCCACCCAACCCATCGCTACCTCCCTGTTCGCCCCAGATGAGAACATAAGACGAACATGCGGTCAAGCCGAGAGCTCGCCATACGTGATGCCCGAGGGCTGCGGTTTTCGCGTTCGGGGAGGTGTTCCAGGTAACGCACGGTATCGTTTCGATCCGTACCCCTGCGAGGCTTGCCCTTAATGTGCAATAGATGCACAATGGCTACATCATCACGGAGCCGAAATGCCCACGCTTCTTGTTTTCAACGGGTTCAAGCTCCGGCTCTATTTCGGCGATCATGGCGTCCCGCACGTTCACCTGATCTCGGCTGATTGCGCGGCGGTGATCGCGATTGAAACCGGCGAGGTCATCACCGGGGACGCTCCGGCTGCCGCCCTGGAAACCGCCCACGCCTATGTCGCCGCGAACCGCGATGCGCTGCTGACCCTCTGGAGGAAGTGATGGCGAATAAATCCCCCCGCCTCATTACGGCAAGCATGGGCGATCATGGCATTGTCGACTTGGGATGGGACGATGGCACGGTGTGCGCCCTGGACCTGTCCGCCGATCTTCCGTCAGGCGCACATAATCCGCGCATTGAGGATTGGGGGCATAGCCTGGAATTCGACGGATGCGAGGTCGATTTCAGCAGCCCAGACCTTTACAAGCGGGCGGCATGGCAGGATGGCCGCGCGCCCAGGCCGGAAGCGTTCCGGGAATGGCGAAAGACATTCGGGTTGACCCAAGACCAGCTTGCCGACCTGTTCGACCTCTCGCGCCGAACCATCGGCTATTACGAGGACGGAACTCTACTGGTCCCTCGCATTGTCACCCTGGCGATGCGGGGCTATGAGGCAGGGGCCGGAGAAAGGGCGGCTTAGGTATAAAAACCCCCGCCGGAGCGTTGTGATAGACCCCTTGCCACTTGCCCTGGTCTGATTGATCACCATGTCGAGGGATGGCATACTGCGCGGTGCAACAGAGGAATTTCGCCATGGACAAACCGCTTGATCGTGAGATCGCCGCCTTCGAGCGAGCGAGGGCCGATCTGGAAAGCCATCACATGGGAAAGTTCGTCATTTTTCACGACGAAAACTTCGTTGGCGCATGGGATACGCTCGATGCCGCAGCTTCCGAGGCGGTGCGGCGCTTTGGACGAGGCCCATACTTAATCCGCCGCGTCGGCGCTCCGCCAGTCACCTTGCCCGCGTCGGTCTACATGCGGCCATTCAGCCATGCCACTGCTTGA